ACATAAGAAGCGCTAGCAAGCCGCTACAACTAGCGTGTGTGTTGGTTGGAGCTACTACGGATAGTGCTAGGCAGCAGTAGCTCTATTTGGGGAGGTCTAGTTTAGCATAGCCGTTGTTGGTGTATTCGTGCCACCATTCAGCTATGGTAGGACCTTTGAGAGTGTTAGCGTTGTACTTCCAGATGAAAGATGTCTTACTTGTCATGTCGAACATGCGTGACTTCATAGGCGAGCGGAAACGTTCGGGGCGAATAGCAATATGTCGAACACCACCTTGATCACGAACGTTCCAAACTTCGCTGATGTCCTTGCTAGTGATGTTAGGCAGTTGTCCACCCAACAACATGCTCACGCTAACGATGGCACCATCGTTGTTTCGATCAGCGTCCTTTTCATGCGTTATGAAGATCACGTGCTTGTTCAATGCACCTGTTACACGCAACGTGTTGGAGATGAGCGACGATACGCATATGTTACGCAAGCCGTACCCATTGAGGCCGGGTTGCTCGATGCTACTCTTGGGAGCAACGCGCACAGCGTACTGAAGAGCATGTTCGCTGAACTTGGTAAGGCTATCGACAATCAAGGTGTCAAAATCAGCGAGCAGTGTGCTGATGCCGTAAGGTTCAGGCTTCATACCTTCCTTGACGACATCGACAGGATTTTCTTTACTCAGGTTAATACGTTGCCAGTCGGGCATGTTTCTAATGCTCATGTCACCGTCAGGGTCTAGCATTAGGAATAGTTTGCGACCGGGGGCTGTAGCTGCGAGTGTTGTTTTGCCGCTGCCACTATCACCCCACAGTATGCAGGAGAGGCGAGTTGGTATGTCGATTGGTTTCTCTATAATCAGTTCCATAGCTACACCATTGTCTCCTGTTCAAGTGGTGACCAGCGCAGTTGTTGCATCTCGTTGTTGAATATGTGCAAGCGGCGCTCTCTGTTCTCTGTACACAATGGAATAAGAGAGCAAGCACGGAAGTAGCGATTGCAGCTATGTGTGTACATAGGTGCGTTAGTTGGGTCGTCTTGGTACTTCTTAATGATGTCGAGTGTGTGTATGACCCACTCAGCCCACTCATAGATCATCTCATCGGTTCGACTAGTCGGATAACGCATAATGCCGTCTGAGTAGCTGCTGGCTTTGGGGACAGGTATTTGAAGTCCCCACATAGTGACATTGTGTATTGGCATTGAGAGAACGCATGACATAGCAACACAGTAGCCGGTGACTTGATGACTTGTATCGAAGCTGCTACTCCATACGGTGTCGATGCGCGATCCTGTTTTGTTTTCGTGGACCTCTGGTGTGAGGTCTGACTTGCGAAGTGCATCAGTACAAACACCATCAACACGGCCAACAAGTCTAATATCAGGAACATCAACACCCAAGCCTTGAAGCGTAATGTCAAAGGGTACTTCCACGCCGATAGTGTTTGTCTTAGCGTCGATGATAGGGATAAAACGGCCCAGTGGGTAGCGTTGGATATAGGAGATAGCAGCGCTCTCCAAGTTAGCTTGTGTTCGCTTCGTGTCACGCGGATCGTCATGGTAGCCTGATGTTTCTAGCAGAGAGAGTGCCATCTGCATACAACGTGTCTCTGCATCTTCACCGTTGTTGTAGTACTCTAGTGCTGTTTGCCAGCGATTAGGTGTGGTGTCACTTGCGAAGAGGCGATTTGCATACTGGTTAATGGCGGTCACTTGCTCTGTGTGTGCACTCAGTGCATCGAATATACGAGCACAAGCGAATACATCGTGCATAGCTCTGCCAGCTTCAAGAGGTAGTACGCGCTCAACGCCAGCAGACAAGTGCTTGCCGTGCCAACTGTGTATGAGGCCCCAACGTGGGCATGTGTTGACTGCGCTGAGTGTTGAGTAGTCTACCCAAGGCAGTGTTTTGTCTGTAGTAGGTTTAATCAACATCAGTTTGCCTCCTGTTAACGTCTGCATTCATCTTCGACAATTCGTCAATGATGCACTTCAACATCAACAGCTCATCAGAGACAGCGAAGCGTGAAGTTGTGCTTAGGTCGCTGTGCACGCGACGGAGTACTAATTCGAGGCGTTCTAGGTCTGTCAATGTTCTTCTCCTATCCCTGCTCTGAACTTCTTTTGTAGCTCCATAAACTCGTTCTTCAGCTTAGCACCTACAGTAGATATGTCAGACACGATGTTAGCCATCATATCGACTGTCTTAACAACACCCGCTAACTCTTGACGCAGCATCTCGTTATCTTCACTCAGGCGTTCTACTGCCTTAATCAAACCACGCTCAACGCCATCTTGCTTGATTAGCAAACGCACATCACGTGCGCGCTGTACATAGTTCACCATCGTCATGTCTCCGTCTGAGTTATGTCTACATCTGTGTGTTGGAGATTGAGCGCTCTGAGGGCATAGATAAGTTCTTCTAGCTTATCTAGCGCTTTGGTGGCTTTTTCAAGCTGCTTCTCTACTTGATCAGCTTTACGTTCAAGCTTCACCATTGCTGTTATGCTTTCGGCTCTTGCTCTATTCTGCCGAGCAGCACGCAGCACTTCTGCAGCACGCATACGCCGTTCGCGGAGTTGCTGCAGGTATACGTCCTGTTCAACATCTGTCATGTTGAGCAGCGACTTAGGGTTTATCACATCATCAACAGAAACGCCAGCAGCAGTAGCACCTTTCGATGCTACCGCTGGCTGGCGCAACTTGACGACGTTGTTCTTGTCGTCGGGCATGTTGAGTACTCACTCTGCAGGTTGTGCAGCTATGATCAATGCTGGTGTTGCTTTCTTACTCACCTTGCCTATGGCTCTGTCGATGATGGTTACGTTGACACCCTGCTTGATTAATTCTGTACGCAGTTCATCGACATCACAACGTGTTGCAGGTTTGTTCACTGACAGCTTGAGGTTCCAATCTTCACCACTGATGATGTGGGAGACTTTGTTCATTGAGTTGCTGGCTTCGTTACGCATGCCAGCAATGTCGTTCTCATATACGTCAACTACTTGCGCTTTGATAGCTTCGTAGCGCTTCTCTGACTGCTGACGTAGTAGGTAGGCTGTTGCGAACTCAGCGCATAGTTGATCTACGCTGTCTTGAGTTGTCTTGGGAGCAGCGAATTGTGTTATACACTGTACAGCACGAGCTTCAAGCGGCAGTGGTTTTGCATTAGTCGGTTTCATTGGAAGTTTCTCCTTTTTCAATCTCATTGGTAGTCTCCGTGTTCTCATTGTTGTCTATTGTAGCACACTGAGAAACAGATGCAAGTCGCCTATCTTGGACGGCCTTAGCACGTGCTTCACGTTGTCTAGCGTACTCATCACCCCAAGGCCATTCGATGTGTTTGTAGATGTTACGTAGTCTGATCTTGCGAATGACACTGGCATCTAGCGACAGGTTGTAGCCTTCGCGCATCTTCTCACTCACATACTTGGTAGTGCAGCCAATCTCTAACATCTGCATGATACGACGCACATGGAAGTGTTTTAGACCTACACGCTCGCGTTTGAGCATGTCTTGTACGTTGTCTTTCTGTGTACCTATTAGCATGTGGTAGGGATTGCAGCACCAACTGTTGTCACACTGGTGACGCACGACTTCATGCTTTTGTAGCTTGTACCCTGTATATAGTTCATACACGATACGGTAGACGTAGTAATCACGGCGGCCTATTACGACACGAGGGCGATATTCACCACGAGTGCCGAGGCCATGTGCACCTTTCCACTCCCAACATACGTCCTTAGCACCATCGTGCATGTTGATACGACGAAATACGTCATATGCTTCAGCACGCTCACTAGGACGGCGTAGTGGTATTGTGCGTTTAGCAGCAGCTTGTGCACGTTGCTGTGCTACATGCTCCGGCATCTTCCTAGACATTCTCTATAGCTCCTGAATGGTAATGGTGTTGTCACCATCACGCTCAGCTAACACGAAAGCTTTGAAAGACTGACCTGCTGCACAGCGACTTGTGATGTATTTGGTTTCACCGTATTTCTTCGCACCTTCTTCCCAATCTTTTGCACACTGTGGACAGATTGCTTTGCGGTTGAAGATGAACCCGCCTTCTTTCTCGCTGTTCGTGTAATCTTCGTTGCAGCTATCACAGAGGACTGAGTTGCCGATGTCGATGATTGTAGTCTTTTCAGACATTGTTTAACTCCTATAATGAGCAGGATTGAGGGTGTGAAGTAGAAGATCACGAACAGAGTGATCGAGGTTTGGTAGTAGTACAGTAGATCGAGGATGAGCATGGCGGTCGCTTTCACGTTGTACGGAGTACACACGCACGGAGTACACCCCCACACGTGCTATGTGCACGTGCAGGGGCTACGCACTACCTATGCAGCGTCATCTTCAGTGTCAGTAGGTGACTGCAGCTTGATGGACCACGTAGCGTCATTGCTTATAGTGTCCATGAAATCTTCTGCTGCTTCACTGTTGTCGAACGGGCCTATGTACTCAAACCCATCAACAGGATCACCCTTGATTATAATGTACATCAGTTAGCCTCCTTCTCCATGTCGTAGACTTGCAACATCAGGTTAGCCACTTTGTCTACTAAGTGGTTCTGCATCTCACGTGTGTTGTCGTCGTAGCGCTTAGTGAGATGCAGCCATTCCTCATACAAGGTGCCGAGCAAGCATATGTGGCCGCGCTCGAAGGCTTCCTTTGCTAAGTAGATGGTGTTGTCTTTAGCAAGGCCAAGTATGTCATTGGGCAGAGAGGCACATGTTACAATGGTGTCAATGTCAACCATGCAACGGTTGGCTGTCATGATGTTACATGCGCGTTTGAGCATCATTCGCTCGTGGCGATTGAGTGTGTACTTCTCAACTTGCTCATCAAAGGGGCGGTGTTTGTTGTAAGCATCACGTGCCCACAGTGGCATGGGTTGGTGGAACTTGTTGAGATAAGCACAAGCGTTGATGAATGCTTCAGTAGGTGTACAGTAGTCGTTACTGAGTTGGTTCTCAAACATGCGTTCTTTAGCAATATGAGGGAGATGTTGTTTGAGGAAATCTTCAGTCATGCATTCGAGCCACAAGCGACTGATGTGATGACGGAGGGACCATGTATCTTTGATGGTTCTATCCTCTGTCAAGTCAACAGTGGTGATGTAGTCGTAGGTGAAGTAAGTAGACTTGTCGAGCTTAGTGCCTGTGTACATGGTTTTGTAGTAGACCACGTTATCACTGTTAGGCACCTTCTCAACGCAGCGAATGTTGAAGCTCTTGGCTAGTGTCTTAGCTTTGATGAAGTACTTGTCATGCTGATTGAATAGCTCAGCGAACTCGTCGTGTACAACGTACACACGAACATCATGCTCGTTATCACTTATGTCATCATCTTCGTAGCTGCCTATGGGTACACAGCCACC